AATCCACATTTGTCCGACATTAGAGATAGAATTAATAAGGTTGTCAAAAAGAGAGAGATGTTTAGACCATTTGCTCCAACAGTTACAATAGAAGATTATCAAAAGTATTTTCTATCAGAGGAGGATGTTCCATATATGAATCAGGTTGTCAAAGTTAAAAAAGGAGTAAACATTCCGTCAGTAACCCATGTTGACAATTCTGCAAGGATACAGACACTTAAAAGAGAAGATAACTCACTTTACTATGAATTATTAAAGGAGTTCGAAAAACTAACAGGAACACCGATTCTATTGAATACATCGTTTAACTTAAAAGACCATACAATGACAAATGACCCCCAAAAAGCAATTTGGACATTTCATAATTGTGATATGGATTATTTAGTAATGGGTAAATTTTTAATTAGTAAGTAATGATACTTCATGCATATGGTGATAGTTGGACGGAAGGAGAAGGTTGTAATTTAGAAATAGAATTAACACTTAAAAATCAGGAATTAATAATTTATAGAAATCAAAATTCTTGGGTTAAATTACTTGCAGATAACTTAAACCTACAATGGATAAATAATGGTAAAAGTGGTAATCCAAATTCCGTTATATTTAATTCAATTATTGATGATGTCACAAATGATAGAATAAAAAACGGTGACTTAGTTATTGTATTATGGAGTTCATCGTTAAGAGATTATGCAGCATTTTTACCAAGACAACAATGGGTTAGTTGGTCAGTTAAACATTTGGTTAATTTACCAGAAAAATTTATTAATTCTTACAAAAGTAATAATGAAACATACGATTCTTTTTTAAGAGAATATAAGTCATTTTTTTTAGATAATCTTTTTAATCAAAATTACTATAACATAGTTAATCAAAACTATATTATATTTTTACAAAAGTTATTTGAATTTTATGGTATAAAGTATGTTATGGCGGATGCATTTGATATGATGGTAGTTGACCCAAATGAAAAAGATGATGTTAGTAATATGATTAAAACGAAATATTATTTAGAATATCGTAAAAAAACAATGAGAGATATATTAAAAGAAACTAAATTAGATTGTTTTGAAGATATAAAAATGATATCAAAAAATCCAGCTCAACATCCTAACATACTGGGGTATAATCTAATAAGTGTAGAATTTAATAATTATATAGTAAAGAACAACATAATTTAATATGGCATCAGAATTTCAATTATTTGATGGTAAAAATTTATCATCATTATTTAAAGATATATACGAAAATCAACAAAACAAAAAGAAAAACATTTCTGAGTTAATTGAATCGTTGAGAAAACTTATTCGTAATGTAGGAGAAGCAACTGTGATTGCACCTATCATAAAAGATTTAATTGAGGTATCGGTTAAAAACGATGACCACTTAATTAAACTTGCAACAATTGCACAAAGATTAGCAGCTGCAGAAGCTAAGGGTATTGGTGAAGATGGTTGGTTAAGTGAAAATGAAAAAGCACAATTAATGCAAGATATGGAAGATACTATTAATGCAGTTGAAGAAAAGACAAAAGAAAAAATGGTTGATTTAGAAATTGAAATTGAAGAAATTAAAACTAAATTATAATGGAATCGTTTGTAGCCACAGTAACAAAAGTTTATACGGAATTTGATAAACCGGTTAATGAAAATGACTTTGTTGCAACTAATAATGAAGATTATATAGGTAAAAATGATAATAGATTTTTAGGTGCAATTGAATTTTATAAAGAAAGTTTTATTAATAAACAAAACCTTGCATATCCATTTGATAAAAATAATATTACATATCCAATAGTAGGTGAAACCATTATTATTGTCGAAATTGCAAATTCAAATTATTGGTTACCGTATTCGGTTTCTCAAATACCAAATTATAGAGAAGATATTAAAGTATCTCAAACAACAAAAGAAAAAGATATTTTAACTCCTGATTCTTCTGATAAAAATAAAAACTATTCAGAAATAAAATCAACACACACAACCGGTGAGAAAAAAACAGAATCAGAAGCAAGTAAGTCTCAATATAAAAAAAATGAAAATATAAAGTTTCTAAAACCAAAAGAAGGTGATACTATTATAAGTGGTAGAGTTGGAAATACTATAAGATTTTCTGAATTTTTTCTAACAGAGGATGGGAAAACATCATCTCCTGGAATATACATTAGAAATAAACAAAATCCAAGTTTAGATAACGAAAAATTAGGAACATTAGTGGAGGAGGATATAAATAAAGATGGTACATCGATATACCTAACATCAAATAAGTCTAAGATACCATTTAAAGAAACTATTAAAAAACAAAAAGTTGCATTTAAAGATTTTCCTTCATCGGATAAATTAAAAGGTGACCAATTTTATTTAAATTCGGATAGAATAATCCTTTCAGCAAAAGCAAGTGAATTTATTATATTTGGTAAAGGAAATACTGGAGTAATAACCGATGGTAGATTTACAATAGATGCAGATAAAGAAATATATGCACATACTAATAAAGATATTATTTTACATACCAATAAAAATATTGTATTAAATTCAGATGCAAGTGGTGTTGTATATGTGGGTAAGGTTGGTAAGCCAGGAGCAGCAGGTGCCGATGTTCAAAGAATGGTATTAGCCGGAGAACTTATACAACTAATGAACGAATTAATAGATGAAGTATGTAATATGGTTTTTGCAACACCAGTAGGCCCAACATCGGCCGGGCCGCACAATGCTATGGTATTCAAAATGATTAAAGGAAAATTATCTAAAATACAATCTTCAAGAAACTTTTTAAGTAAGTAATATGTGGGCAATATTTAAATTAAATGTTTTAACCGCAATGGTTACAGGAAAATTTAAAAATGACCCTGATGAGTTTGCAGAATTTTATGCCAATGAATATGACCAATGTATTAAAAGGAGTGGTGATATGTTATATGGTGTCAATGTTATAAATGGTAATGTACAAGGAATGGCAACTGCAATTAAAGCCGCATTTAAAAAAGGAACGGATAGTGTTGGAGAAAATTATAATGTATTGTCGGAATTATATCCTGCATGTTTTGATGCATACTGGATAGGAGCAGAAATGTCACCATTACCAAATCCACTATTAAAACCTTTAGGATGGATGTCTACACCACCTGCACCAGGAACTATTATGAATATAGGTCCAGAACCTATTACATTATCTTTGTCAGCTGCGGTGCATAAAGCATTGGTGGAAACTTTAAAAAAATTAGAAGATGAATTAAAAAGCAAAACTATAACAATTCCTGGTATTACACCAATACCTGATATTACTGTTAATGTCTATGACACTGTTCAGAAAATAATAAAAAAGGAACCAATTGATACAAAGATAAAAAATCATCCAATAATAAAACAAGCGGTAGAAATAAGTAAAAAATTAAAAGAAGCTAAAAAGAAAAAACCTGCAATTGGAGCGCAGATTAAAAAAGCATTAAAGTTTGAATTTCCAAAACTACCAAGTAGAAAAAAGATAATAGAAGAAACAAAAGAACAATTGTTGGAAAAGGCAATTGAAGAAATTGAAAAACAAATAATTCCACCAATTGAAGATATAATACTTGCACCAATTTATCAATATGTTCAAATGGTAGTTAGTTTGTTAGATTCTATTCCAAAACCAAAACCAACTTTACCTCAAATTAAAAAGTTTGTAAAAGATACTGCAAAGGGATTAATACCTGAAATAAATATACCAATTGAAATTCCAAATATACCAACAAAAGAAGAATTACAACAACAAATTGATGCCAAAACCCCAACTAAAGAAGAAATAAAAGCAATGGCTTATGATAAAATAAAAGGATTGATACCAAACCCACCTTTTATTAATTTTGTACTACCAAATTTAATGTGGAGTACAAAAACAAACATAATGATTGACCCATTTATAATGTTAGCACAGATACATTTAACGGGTGTAGGTGGTAATATGTCAGTAACTTCACAATATACATATCCAGCACCACCTGCACCGGCAGTATTAAATTGGAGTGCATATAACGTAATAACAGGACCACCTGTACCTGATTTTCCATCTACAGTTAAAATACCCGAAGTAGATTTAGGAAGTATAGAAATTCCAACATTTCCAGAATTACCGGAATTACCATCACTATCGGTTGCAGATTTAATAGCTTCATTATCAATATCATTACCAAATTTACCAAAACCAACAATAAAACCACCAAATATAAAAATAGACACACCAATCATACCAAAAATACCAGGTGTGGGATAAATTATTAAATCAAATATTTATTACTAAACATATACAAAACAATTATTATGAAATCAGAAATTTTATTAACTTTAATTAAAGAAGTTGTTAAAAACGAAGTTAAGTTACAAGTAAAAGAAGAACTTGTTAAACTTATCAAATCTGGTGCAGTTACATTAAACTCACAAAGGAAACCATCTACTCCATCATTAAGAGAGATGACAGAAGTTACTCCTACACCGGTTAAAAGACAACAACCAATTCAACAAACACAAAGACCACAAAAAGAATTTACTAAAAATGCTATGTTGAACGAAGTGTTAAACCAAACCCAACCATTCACCGCTGCTCATAGAGCCGAAGGTGGACAAGGTGGTGAAGGTAGTGTATTGGATAGGATTAAACCAACTATGCAAATGGATGAGGATTGGAATACGATGGATTTTAGAGAAACAAATGTTCCTCAAAATATTCCACAACAAATGGAATCAACGGGTGATGGTTTACAAGATGCAACTATGAAGGCATTAACAAGAGATTATAGTGAATTAGTAAAAAGATTTAAATAATGGCAATAGAGTTGGGTAAAGTAAATGTTACCGATTTAGTAGAAAACGATTATAAAGTATTGGGAATAGGAATTAATACAAGTTCTAATTCCAATGGTATTTTTGCTGTCAATTATACAACTCTATCACAAGCCAAATCTAATTTACAAAATTTAATCTTAACAAAAAAAGGTGAAAGATTACAAAATCCTAATTTTGGATGCGATATTCATAACTTACTATTCGAACAAATAAATGAAGAAACAATTGGAACTAAAATAGAATCTTCTATATTAGATGCAGTTGGTACTTGGTTACCTTATTTAAATATTGAACAAATTGTGTTTGATTATAATGATAATGATATAGATACTAATAAAATTAGTGTGGATGTTAAGTTTTCATTAAAGTCAAATACAACAATGACAGAACTATTGAGTATAACTATAAATAACTAAAAAGTAAATGGCTATTAAATCTACAAATAAAAGTTGGGGTGACACTAAAAACATAAATTATGTTGGTAAGGATTTTGATATTTTAAAACAAAATCTTATTGATTATACTAAAACATATTTTCCAAATTCTTATGCCGATTTCAATGAATCATCACCAGGAATGGTGTTTATCGAACAGGCAGCTGCAATTGGTGATATGTTATCCTTTTATCAGGACACTCAATTAAAAGAGTCAATGTTGGCAAATGCTACGGAAAGAAAAAACGTTGTAGCATTGGCACAATCGATGGGATATAAACCAAAATCAACCACACCAGCAGTTACAACATTAACTGTATATCAATTAGTTCCATCAATAGGAAGTGGTTCTAATAATATACCTGATGAGTCTTATTACTTTAAAATAAAGGATGGTTTAGAAGTTGTATCAACCACAAATTCAAGTATAGTATTTAGAACTGTTGATACTGTTGATTTTTCAAATGCAACAGATAGAGAGATTGATGTTTTTAGTAGATTTCAACAAACAGGCGAACCAAATCAATATTTAATTACTAAAAAAATAAAAGCAATATCTGCAAGGGAAGTTACGACTACTAAATCAATGGGAGCATCACAGGATTATCCCACAACAACATTATCAGATACTAATATAATTGAAATAACATCGGTTGTTACCAACGATGATAATACAAAATATTATGAGGTTCCATATTTGGCACAAGAAAGTATATTTGTAGAAACTGCAAATATAGAATCAAATTCTAATACATACGAATCGTCATCGATTGTACCTTATATTTTAGAGGTACAAAAAGTTCCGTATAGATTTTCAGTAAAAGTAAATTCAGATAATACAATTGATTTACAATTTGGTGCAGGAAATTCTTCAGGTGGTAATGAACAATTGTTACCAAACTCAAAAAATATAGGATTGGGATTGGCTAATTCAATTAGTAGATTAAATGCAGGAATTGACCCATCTAATTTTTTAAAAACAAATACATTTGGAATTGCACCTATTAATAAAGAACTTACTATAAAATATTTAATTGGTGGAGGAGTTGAGTCTAATGTAAATACAAAAGATTTAACAACCATTTCAAAAATAGAATTTAATGAAGATTTACTTTCTATTACGGAAATAAATAATTACCAACAATATAAATCATCAATTGCAGTTGAAAATTTAGAATCAGCAACAGGTGGAAGAGGTAGTGAATCTATTGAAGAAATTAGACAAAATGCATTAGCAACATTTGGTTCTCAAAATAGAGCGGTAACCAAACAAGACTATATTGTAAGAGCATTATCTATGCCTGAAAGATATGGTGGTGTTGCAAAGGTATATGTTAGTCCTGATGGAGAATTGGATAACAACTCACCAGCATCTATACTTGCAAATCCAAAAAATATTGCAGAATTTGTAGGTATAGTAGAAGGATTAAGTGGAAAACCAAAAAATGAAATTCAAAAAGAATTGGTTAAATATTTATCACAAAAGAAATCAAATGTGGCG